TTCCAAGGGATCTTGTCCATCTTGGCCTGCATCAGCGTGCTGTTGTCGTAATACTCGCAGTTGGAGCAGCGGCGGCGGCGCGCCTCAGTCTCATCAACTTGCATGGCCTTGCCAAGCGCAGACCAATATTCTGGATTAGCACCACGCTCATTGGTGGGCTTCTCTGGGCCAAGCATCCAGTCATCAATGACGGTCTGCGTGTTCTTCTTGTTCTCGGCAGGCGTGATAAACGGCTCGCTCTCGCGGATTCCGCCAAAGCCTCCCATGATGATCATTGGCTTCTTCATTAGCTTACGAGCCTCCCAGATGCACGAATGTTGATGGCTGACGCAGTTCCAGCAATGGTCGAGATGAATCCACCAGCAGGCAACACCTGACCGACCAGCTCAGGGAAGGTATAAGTTTCTGCTGGCTGGAGCGTCTTGGTCTTGACGATTAGGTTGTCATTGCCGGTCGATCCGCCAGAAGCGACAAGATTGACGCTGATCGTCGCCGCAGCCGCGCTGTAGTTAGTGGCCGTGAATTTGTCGATGATCGTCTGCACGCCAGTTGAGGTATATTGCGTGGTTTGCGCGTTCTCGGCGGTCTTGGCCGGAATGATGTTGCTGATCGTAACTGCCATTTTAAACCTCCAAAGAACTTACATTATCAGTGACGGTTAGGATGACTGATGGAATGGCTGGATGAATAGCACTTGCCGCTTCAGTCAAAATCTGGACGCTGGTATCATCCACTTCCCACATCAACTCAAAATAATCTCCCGCGTTCATCTGTAACAGGAAATTCCATGCCGCGACAGTTTCAGCGTTATTTCCCTGAATGCGAACTTGCGTGGTGCTATTTGAGACATCCACGCCATTCTTGCGGAGCCAAATATAGATCAAACCAACACCGCCAGCAGTTTTATCGAGCTGGGCAGAGAACTGAATGTTGTAGATATTAGGGCGATCGACGTAGATCCGTGATGTGGGACTGCCGATAGTCACGCCAACCGACAGATCAGTCGTGTTGAACGTCATCGCATAGGCGGTGTTAATGGCTGCTGCCGTTTGCGTGGTCGTATCATAGAATGAGCCATAGCGCGGAGTGCGATACTCCTTGGCAGGAGGATTTAAAGCAAGCGCCTGAATCTGCGATTGTAAATTAGCAATATCGCTCTGCGTTGCTGCATCAGGATCTTTACCTAGCAGCTCTGCCAAAGCTGCAATCTGCGCCAGTGCATCATTGGCAGCTTCGCCAGCAGTTCCTGCGGCAATCTCAATGCCAGGAATGACATTGTTGGTGTTATCATCGACCGTGCCAAACAGCTTCTCGAACTGCTTGATCTGCTCGAAATCCTGCAGGAACGAGGCAAGCTGATCTCGCGTGAGGCCAAGCTTCTGAAGCGCCATTAGAACGCCAACGGCTCGATAGCCGCCTCTAGCCTAGCAAACGACATATGCGCGTCTGAGGTGCCTTGGAATCGCTGAATACGCCAGTTGCGCATCCACCCCTGCTGGAACCAGACAAGGCGCTTTGCGCGCTGTCCAGTCTTGCCAGCCTTGATGAACTTCTGCTGGCTCCAGGTCTCGCCATCAGTCGAGTAGGAGGTGTTGATCGACGGATCCTCGCCAAAGGCAACCGATCCAGTCAGTCCGACCAGCTCCAGCTGCTGGAAGATAGCGCCGCGTCCCTCGTTATAGACGATGGTCGTGCCGAACTCCCAGCGCACGGTTGAGCCGTAATGCGAGGAAATGTCCTCGACCAGATAGCCAACATTGTTATTGACCGGATCACCGCACAGCCACTTGTCATAGCACCAGACAAAGTTCTGAGCGCGATAGCGGGAGAAGCCTGCAATGCTGCTGGTCAGCGTGAACCAGACTGGCTCTCCCAACTCCTCGGAGCCGCTGCCATCAAAGACCAGCGTGCGATCGGGAAGATGAATGTAGAGATGCTGGTGCGCCTTATCATTGCGCATCTCCATATTCACCGTTGCAAGCTCTGCCTCGGTATACTGGAGCAGAATCTCATCGATCTCTTGCGTGCTGATCTTCTGCGCATTGGCATTCACGCCAAGGTAAACTCCAGGCGCTTCATTCCATCCGCTGCCGAGGAAAGCGCAAGTCTCCATGAAGATGCAGCAAGCGTGCGTGCCAACTGCGCCTTTCTCGATCTGCGCACCCTCGATGCGCTGGAAGGGAAACAGATCACCGCCCACGTTGTCGAATACTTCGATCGTGTTCCGGTTGAGCGCATAGACCTCGTTGCGCAGCTTCAAGAGCGCAACGATCGGATCTGGATCAGCTTCTGCAGAGCCATACTTGAGCGGATTAACCGCATAGGGATCGCTTAGATCAGTAACCACCAGATATTCGCCATCGGTGGTCATGAAGTAGCCATCAACCCATACCACATCGAGGACCACGCCAAGATCTGGATCGGTTACTTGCGTAACGGTCGTGCCGTCGAAATAATATAGCTTGTCGTTGGATGCGATGGCCAGCAGCGTGAACGAATAGTCCATCGACACATCTTTGCCATTATCACCAACGTCAGCGATGACGGTCACAACGCCAGTGCTGGAGACGCTGCAGAACTTGGATCCCATGACGCGATAGCAAACGCCATTCCAGTTGATGCCACCGCGATCGCGGCCAGGACCAGTTCCATTCGAAACAAGGCCGTCTGCAGGACGCAGGAAGCCATTGCTGATGCCGTTGGTCTTGGGGACCGGAACCATGTTCACCGGATATGAGGTGCGGAAGTCTGGTCCGTTGTCGGTATAGATGCCATTCAGGATTGGGATCTGGACCATGTTACCACTTCACTTTGTCAGCCCAGAACGCTGCGCTCATCTTGCCCTTGGCGATGTTCTTGGCGTGTCTGGCTTTGAATGATGCTCTGCGCTTCTTGTCGGCTTCGCTCTCGCCCTTCTTGGGCGGAGATCCAGAAACACCCTGCTGGCCGAAGCGGATCGTCTTAACCTTATCGCCTTCCTTGGCGACAACGATATGCGACTTCTTCGGATGACCAGGAGTGCGCTTGGGCTTGTTATAGCCCTGCACCCCAGCACGTTCCAAGCGAGGGTCTTTCTTGGCCATTAGCCAACGAACCAAGCAGTGCCGTTGCTCCAGACGGGAACCTGGCTGGAGCCAGCGCCATCGGCTGCATCGCCAAAGGTCGTGGTGCTGCAATTGCTGATGAAGGCACGCGCCCCAGCATTGCCGACTGCGTTGGGCAGCTGGTCAAAGCGCATGGGAGTGGTCTGGACCGTATTGCAAACAATCCCGTCGAAGTTCTCTTCGATAAACTGAATGAAGGTCGTGATCGAGGCTCGGCGCGAGTCACCCTGATTGGGAACCCAGAGAACAAGATTGTCACCGCCAGAGAGCTGCGTGATCAGCGGAAGATAGTTGATAGTCGGCATTGCTTAACTCCATTCAATAGGACCGTCAGGCCCAGCATCAACAGGATCGACAGGAGGCTGCGCATAGGGATTGTCCCAGCGCCAAGGCTTGTTGCCCTGACCGATCGGCATCGTATCCGGCAGCTGCTTCTCAAGCGGGAATGCGGCGCGCTGCATCAGCGTGTTGAGCGCGTTCTTCGCAATCATCTTGGTATCAGGAGAGACGGTCTTGCCGTATCCTGGAGCAATGCGAATGGCGAGATTGGTGATCACCGCTTCCCATGCGCCGTCAGGCGTAAAGGTATCGGTATCCAGATCTGCGTCCTGCGGACTGCTGGCAATGGGATAGCCCAGGCGAATGCCCTGAGCATTCCACTCCATCATCATGGCATCCAAGCGCCGGAGCGCGCCCTCAAGCTGTTCAGGCTGGAGGTCGAACACGTAGTCAGCCAGCCCTATCTCTTCAAAGGCTGCAGTTACAAACTGGCGCTTGGTGTATCCCACGATTAGCCCTCCAGAGCCTCAGCGATGCGTTCTGCTAGCTTCTTATCAGAAGTTCGCGCATTAAACGAGACACCAAGTTCCTTTGCCTTGGCCTCAAGCTCATCGCGGGTCGGATCTGATACTTCATCAATCGCATCTTCGAAAGCCTCAGCGGCCTCGATGATCTTCTTGGCAGTCTTGCCTGCGGCAGCTTCCTCATAGGAAGGGAACCAGCCCTTCTTGAGCAGCGCGTCGAACTCAGCCTTATCCTCAGCCCCACGATACGCATAGGTGCCGCCACGCGGCTTCTTATGCGGCCCAGGGACGCGATACATGATGGTCGGAAAGCTCATCACTTCATCTTCTTCTTAGCAGCACGCTTCGGAGCTTTGCTCGGCTTGCCAGCCTTCATAGCAGCATCACGTGCAACATTGAGAGCGATGGCAATGGCCTGCTTCTTAGGACGGCCAGCCTTCTCTTCCATCTTGATGTTCTTGCCGATGCTAGTCCGGCTGTAACCTTTTTTAAGCGGCATCTTGATCACTCCTTGAATGAAAGTTGGGGGAGACCGAAGCCTCCCCCATCCCTCTGTCTTACGACTGGTTGAACAGCAGGATGCCAGCCATTTCCGGGTTGGTCATCACAACGCCATACAGCGTATCCAGAGTGTAGAGCGTCTGGAAGGTCAGCGGATCGAACTTCTTGGTCATGACCAGTTCGATACCCTGATCGGTCGAGGCGCGCAGAACGTCCACGCCAGCGCCATCCGGCACAGCGTAACGGCCCGGAAGCAGTTCGATCGAGTCCTTGCGCCAGAACGGGTTGATGTTCGAAGCAGCAATGTTGAGGAAGTTGATCTGAGCAGTGGCCGAGGTCGAAACGACTTCGACGTTCTTATACTGCAGTTCTGCATCGGTGGGCGACGAGTTCGCGCCGATGATCGGCGGCGAGATCGTCATGGTCGTGCCGCTATCAACCGAGATAACGCGGAACGTCTTGAGTTCGCCCGTGCTACGCTTGGTGATGTGGTGGACTGCTTCAATGCCGTCGATCGTGAACGAGTCACCAGCAGTGATGCCAGTGGTCGAAGACACGGTGACGGTCTGATAGCGGTTGTCCACGTTCAGAACACCGCCAGTGCTGCTGGTGGTGGCCTGCGGCACGTAACGCACCTGAGCGCCGTTGGTGGCGATGGTGCGGCTGGCCGAGTTGGCAGCGCAACGGTTGGCGTAGTCCAGCTTGTAGGTCGAGAAGCTTGCGACTTCACCGACATACGAACGCTCGTAAGCGTTAGCCGACTTGTTGCCAGTGAACGAGCGGGTCGCCACTGCCAGGTTACCAGCCATGCCGTTGTAATCGCGGCTCGACAGAGCGAGGTAACGATCACCGGCCATCACGCCCTGCTCGTTCATGATGCTGTCGCACAGAGCAACGTCATCATAGGTGCCA